TGGACAGCTATATGGTGCAGCGCATCGCCAATGAGATGGACTTTTACGAATTGGTGATTTTCATCGAGGAAAACAGAGCTGATTACGGCAGGTTTATTCTTACAGGTGATGAGAAATACTTGTCCAATAGCGACAAGTAATCTTGCTGATAATTTGTGCATAAGTAGGCTTAAAACCCTGCAAATAAAGGCTTTTAGGACTTGGCTTTTACCTCTTTTAGAGCGAATATGTACATACAAAAACAAGGGAGGTCAAGGATATGACAAACAAGGAATTAAAAAGAAAGAGTTTTTTAGAAGCAACGAAGAGACTTGAAGAAAAGAAGCGTTTAGCAAAGGAAAAAGATCCCGCAAGAGCCGCTTATGAAGCCGGCGAAATCAGCTGGAACGAATACCTCAAAAGGAGCTGCCAGAAATGAGAGACTTTACAACATTAAGAAAACTTGGCAAGCATAGAGACCAGTATTTTGCAGCAGTTGTACGGTGGAATGACCAGGTGTTTTTCGCTGGTCCTGCAAAAAACGGCGGCTACCTAGCAAGAATCTATGAGATGGTCGACCTTGAAGATGCTCTGAGCGAGCTTGATGCAAGATTGTCTCTAATAGCGGAACCGGAAGAGCGATTTAAAGACAGCGGTCACGCCATCAAATGGTGCTTTGAGCACGCCTAGTTACAATTGAAAAATAAAGTGCATCAGCCCTTAGGGGCTTTTGCTCGTAGTACGGCCTAAGGGGTCGTTTTTTTATTTGGAGAGGAGGACGGCATGAGAAAACTTGAAAACTATACACCGACAAAATTCATGCTGCCCACATCCCACTACGATGAGGATATGGCGGATCGTGCTGTGACCTTCATCAATCTCCTTAAACATACTAAGGGCGAGTGGTACGGCAAGCCCTTTGATTTGATTGACTGGCAGGAGCAGATTGTCCGCGACCTCTTCGGCATCGTAAAACCTAACGGCTATCGGCAGTTTAACTTTGCTTATGTTGAGATACCGAAAAAACAAGGCAAGAGTGAGCTTGCCGCTGCCATTGCTTTGTACCTGACCTGCGGCGACTTTGAATATGGAGGCGAGATTTATGGCTGTGCTGCCGACCGTCAGCAGGCATCCATCGTCTTTGATGTCGCTGTGCAGATGGTGGAACAAAACCCTGCGCTGAAGGCCAGAATCAAGCCTTTGATATCACAGAAGCGGCTTATTTATAAACCTCTGAATAGTTTCTATCAAGTCTTATCCTCCGAAGCCTATACCAAACACGGTCTCAATGTTCACGGAGTTGTCTTTGATGAGCTTCATGCTCAGCCGAACCGCCAGCTCTACGATGTTATGACCAAAGGCTCGGGCGATGCCAGAAAGCAGCCGCTCTACTTCCTGATCACAACAGCGGGAACGGACAGGCATTCCATCTGCTGGGAAGTCCATCAAAAAGCGGAGGATATCCTTGCAGGGAGAAAGCGAGATCCGAGCTTTTATCCTGTCATCTTCGGAGCGGATGAGGATGAAGACTGGACTGATGAGAAAGTCTGGAAGAAGGCCAATCCTTCACTTGGCATTACCGTTGATATTGAAAAACTTCGGCTTGCCTGCAACAGCGCCAAGCAAAACCCTGCGGAGGAGAATATCTTCAGGCAGTTAAGGCTCAATCAATGGGTGAAACAGTCTGTTCGCTGGATGCCGATGGAAAAGTGGGATGCCTGCAGTTTCCCGGTCAGCGAAACAGAACTTCTCGGCCGTGTCTGCTACGCCGGGCTTGACCTTTCAAGCACGACCGACTTGACCGCTTTTGTCCTGGTCTTTCCTCCGGAAACAGATGAGGAGCCTTATTTTGTCCTTCCGTATTTCTGGATACCGGAAGAGAATGTACCGCTTAGGGTCAGCCGAGACCATGTGCCATATGACATCTGGAAAAAAGAAGGCTTCCTTCTTACGACTGAAGGCAATGTTGTGCACTACGGTTTTATCGAGAAGTTTATCGAAGACCTAGGCACGAAATATAATATCCGAGAAATTGCCTTTGACCGTTGGGGCGCAGTGCAGATGAGCCAGAACTTGGAGGAAATGGGCTTTACTGTGGTACCCTTCGGGCAAGGCTACAAAGATATGAGTCCTCCGACCAAAGAGCTGATGAAGTTAGTCTTGGAAGAAAAACTCGCACACGGAGGGCATCCTGTGCTTCGCTGGTGCGTTGACAATATTTTCGTTCGCACTGACCCGGCTGGAAACATCAAGCCGGACAAGGAAAAATCAACCGAGCGAATTGACGGAACGGTGGCTCTTATCATGGCTCTCGATCGGGCTATACGTTGCTGTGGAGGACGTAAAGAGTCGGTTTATGATGAAAGAGGGATTTTGTTTATTTAACTGTCACTGTTATGATCTTGTCATAGAAAGACCATTTGTACTAGAGTGACATTATCTAGGGCCTTTGTATTATTTCGAGGGAAACAAGATGACCTTAAAGAAAAAAGAAGATCACTTACTAGTAAAAATAGGCAAATCAAAATTCTCTAGCCCTGCAGAAAAATCTGTCTATTTTGTTAAAGATCGTGAGGCAAATGACCTGTTGAATGATCTTGTCAATTTCCCCCATGCATTTGTACTAGCTTGTTGCATGGACAGACAGATTAAAGCGGAGACTGCCTGGTTTATACCAATGAGGTTAAAAAAGATCATAGGCGGTTTTTCGATCGAAACCTTGAATGATATATCCCTTGAGGAATACATGAAAATATTCAAAGAGAATACGCTCCACCGTTTTAACGACACCATGGCTAAAGTATTTTATAGTGCGATAAATAGAATTGTCAGTGATTACGATGGGGATGCGTCAAAAATCTGGGCGGGAAGCCCTAGCAGTGCTTCTGTTGTTTACAGGTTTCTACAATTCGATGGAGTGGGAATGAAGATAGCTACGATGGCAGCTAATATTCTAGCCAGAGATTATAAAATTCCTTTCTCAGATTATTACTCCATAGATATCTCACCGGACGTACACATCCTAAGAGTATTACGTAGAAGCGGACTTGTAGATAAAGACGCTAATATTGACTCAATCATTTACAAGGCTAGGGAATTATGTCCTGAATTTCCGGGCATTATAGATTCTCCGTGTTGGGAAATTGGGAGAACTTGGTGTAGACCTCAAAATCCAAATTGCGAAGAATGCATTATCAGATCTGAGTGCTCAAAAAACATATAAATAGTATAGATGCTGTAAAAGTATTAACAGGATAATCTTTTCAGAAAATCGACCTCGAGCATCCCGTGAGGGGTGTTTTTTCATGTTCAGAAATGGAGGTGATGTCCTCTGGGACTTCTAAAAAATCTATTCAAAAGCCGAGACAAGCCGGAGCTGACAAAACCGTCAGTATTCCGGTTTTTCTTTGCTCCATCCTTTTCCGGCAAACAGGTGACGGAGAAAAACGCCATGCAGTCGGCGGCGGTTTACGCTTGTGTCAGAGTCATCGCTGAGACCGTTGCAAGCTTGCCCTTGCACCTTTATCGCTATGTTGATGAAGGTAAAAAGCGGGATACAAGACATCCTTTGTACTTTCTCCTGCACGATGCACCGAATCCGGAAATGACCTCGTTCATTTTCAGGGAGACCATGATGACGCATCTTTTGCTATGGGGGAACAGCTATTCACAGATACTGAGAAACGGACATGGCGAAATTACTGGGTTATATTCCCTTTTGCCGGACAAGATGCAGGTCAGCCGGAACGAGACGGATGAACTCATTTATCTTTACCAAAGCGGCATGAAGAACATAGCGTTTCGCAAAGAAGAAATCCTTCATATTCCCGGTCTTGGATTTGACGGCCTGGTCGGCTACTCGCCGATTACAATGGCGAGAAACGCCATCGGCATGGCTATGGCAACAGAGGAATTTGGGGCGAGTTTCTTCGCAAACGGAGCCGCACCGGGCGGTATTTTGGAGCATCCGGGGACGCTTAAGGACCCGTCCAAGGTTAGGGAAAGCTGGAACCAGCTCTTTCAAGGCTCCGGCAATGCAAATAAGGTGGCTGTCCTCGAGGAAGGCATGACCTACAAGCAGATCGGGATTCCACCGAATGAAGCACAGTTTCTTGAAACAAGAAAGTACCAGACGGAGGAAATCTGTCGTATCTACCGTGTGCCGCCACATCTGGTGGCAGACCTCGACAAAGCGACTTTTTCCAATATCGAGCATCAGTCTATTAGCTTTGTTGTTCACACCATTAGACCTTGGCTGGTTCGACTCGAGCAGGCGATGAACAAGACACTTCTTTACCCATCTGAACGACAAGATTATTTTGTTGAGTTCAATGTGGACGGTCTTCTTCGAGGTGACTATGAAAGCAGGATGCGCGGCTATGCTACAGCCAGACAAAACGGTTGGATGAGCGCCAACGATATCAGGAGGCTTGAAAACATGAACCTAATATCAAAAGAAGAAGGAGGAGATCTGTACTTGATCAACGGCAACATGACCAAACTTGAAGACGCTGGCATCTTTGCCGGCAGGGAGGTGAAAGCAAATGGAAAAACGTAAGTTCTGGGTCTTTCAACGAGGAGATCCGGAAAAGGGAGAAACCGTCCTAAGACTGGACGGACCGATTGCAAAAGAGAGCTGGTTTGGCGATGAGGTCACACCGGCTCTTTTCTTGTCGGAGCTGGAAAGACATCCGGGAGATTTAACGGTCTGGATCAACTCTCCGGGCGGCGACGTCTTTGCGGCATCACAGATCTACACCATGCTCATGGACCATCAGGGAAAAATCACGGTCAAAGTAGAGGGCCTAGCCGCTTCTGCCGCTTCTGTCATTGCGATGGCCGGCGGCGAAGTGTTGATGAGTCCCTCTTCCATGATGATGATCCATAACCCGACGACCATTGCCGAGGGCTGGAAAGACGAGATGGAAAGAGCCGTAAACATTCTTGAGGAGGTCAAAGCCTCCATCATCAATGCCTACGAACTCAAGACCGGGCTTTCAAGGCATAAGATCTCCCAACTGATGGACGACGAGACATGGATGAATGCAAGGAAGGCAAAGGAGCTGGGATTTTGCGACGGTTTTCTTTTCACCGGAGAAGAAAGCGAACCGGAGGAAGGCATGGTTTATGCCGCCAGAAAAATGGTGGCTCAAGTCCTAAATAAAATCGGCCCTGATGCTGTTTTTAAGAAAGAAGCGGAGGATACAAAACCCGCAGAAAAAACAGACATCCAAGAACAATCCGAAACAGGCACAAGATACACAGAGCTGGAAAAAAGGCTCGAACTTTTACGTCATTAAGGAGGACGAAGAAATGAATAAAATTCAGGAACTGAGAAACAAGCGCCTTGAAGTTTGGGAAAAGGCTAAGGCATTTTTGGAAGAGAAGCGAGACGACAAAGGCATCGTCTCAGCAGAAAACACGGCCGCCTACGAAAAGATGGAACAGGAAGTCGTCGATCTTGGAAAAGAAATCGACCGCCTGGAACGCCAACGGGACATGGACATGAAGCTTAACGAGGCGACCAGCCGTCCTGTGGTGACAAACCCTATGCAGGCCAAGGAAGACAAGACCGGCAGGGGCAGTGATGCCTACAAGCGTGACTTCTGGAATCTTATGAGAAAGAAGAACGCTGTTATTACGAACGCCCTGCAGGTCGGTACGGACTCCGAGGGCGGCTATTTGGCTCCGGATGAGTTTGAACAGACGCTTGTGGAAGCGTTGGAAGAAGAAAACATCTTCAGAAAAATCGCTCATGTCATTCAGACCTCTTCCGGCGACCGCAAAATCCCCGTTGTTGCAACAAAAGGCACGGCTAGCTGGGTAGATGAAGAAGCAGCTATCCCGGAATCTGATCCTGCCTTCGGCCAGGTCTCCATCGGTGCTTATAAGCTGGCGACCATGCTCAAAGTCTCCGAGGAACTTTTAAACGACTCGGTCTTTGACCTGGAG